CTAGAGGTCTCGCGCGGTGAATCCGTCGATGGCGTAACCCCTTTCGGGACCGCCTAGAAAGCCAGGGTTTCCGACCGTCACGACTCCGAAGAATCGGTTCGACAGGCTCACCACCGGGTTAGCACCGGCGTCCGCCCAAGACATGGCCGCGGTTGATGAGCCGTTGAGGTACACCGTGTAAGTGGTGCCTACGGCAGTACATCGAATGCGCGTCGGCATTGCGGTGATTGGGGTAGACCGCTTGGCGGAGCTTGTTCCACCGATTCGGGTAGCAATGACCACCTCATCGTCATAGACCAATATTTCTGCTCGGTTGCCGTTGGCTGCGCAGCGGAGGAAACAGCCCCCGCCTAGCGTGGCGTCAAGACTGCCGGTCGGTGCAATCACCGTAAAGTCGATCTCTTGGTCCTGGCTGGTTAGCGAAGTGTTGTGATACGCCGCGTAGACGACGTTCCCGCTACCCGAGAGTGGCGCACCGGCCTGCGCGCGGCCGGACGCGCGCAACGGCGCGTTGCCGGCAAGGGCGGTGTAGGGACCAAGGGCACCGTCCTGCCCGGCGAAGTTGTCGCTCACTTCGAGGGCGGAGGAATACACGAGGGTTTCGCCGAGCGATGCCTTCTTGATTTCCGCAGCGGCAATGCTGATCTTCGAAATGGCAACGCCGGCAAGCGATATCATGCCGTCCTCAGGTATAGCGTGTTGCCGTCCTTGGTGGGTATGGCTTGAAAGTCAGCTTCGGTACCGACCCACACAGTCAGGGACCGTGCGCCGTTCTTGTCTGAACCTGTCACCCGGCCAACCGCGAGCTTCACTAGTGCAATCGCGCCGTCAAGGAACTTGCTGCTAGTGATCGCACCGTCCGCGATCTTGGCGCCACTGACCGCGCCGTCTGCGATCTTGGCGCTGTTCACCGCACCGTCCGCGATGTCTGCCGTTGGTATGCCTGGCGCCGGACGGGTGTATCTCGCGCTGATCGCTGTTGCGGTATCCGCGGCAAAGGTTGGGCTGTTCCCGATCGCGCCGGCAAGCTTGCTCAGGGTGTTCAGGCCGGCCGAAACACCATCGCGCAGTGTGCTTATCGCGCTAGCAGCCGCGCCGGCCGCGGCGCCGGCCGGCTCTTTGCCGGCCAGGGCCGGCCCGAGTCCGGTCACGTCGGCAATCGCGTGGGTGTGTCCTGGCTGGCTGGCACTGTCCGCCAACCCGAGAGAGGTTTGTACGCCGGCCGCGAGCTTGACCAGTGTCACGCTGCCGTTGGGCAAGACAACGGCGCTTGCGGCTTCCGCCCAGGTACGAGCGTCTACGGCTGAGGTTGCCGCGTTTGCCGCAGACACGTGCGCCTGGTCCCTCCATGAGGCCAGTGAATCGACCTCCGGCAATGGCACCGGGGGAAGGTCGGACGGGGTCGGCTGCGTGTTCCTGGTGAACACCAGCGACGAACCGTCACGGCGCACCGCTATCACGCTCATACCGTCTTCGCCTCGTGTCGTTCCGGGGGATGGTGTTCCGGGTACCGGGAATTCGCGAGCAAGGTCTACGACCGTGTCTGCTACTGCGGGAATCTCCAGCGGGCGCAGGTTGATTCGGCGTCCGTTGATGGTCATGCCGATGAAGTCGACGCGGTACCGGCCGGCCTTCGGGTTCGTCCAGATATCGAGGGCGGGCAACATCACGTACTTTTTGCCGCGGTGCGAGATGTCACCGTCTGCATCAAGTTCGCAGTCGAACGTGTCGATCACACGTAGCGTCGAACCGCCCGGGTGGTTCGGCATCAGCACTGCATCCCGCTCGTCCAACAGAAGCGAGAACCGCACCGACCCTTTCAATGAGATTTCGTCTGGTTTGTCGTCAGGGTCCAAGCCATCGAGGATGAAACCACCGAAGTTACCAACCACTTTCACGTATCGGACCGGCTGTGTCATCGGTTCATCCCTTCGGCATCTTGGAGAACGCCAACCAAGGCGCCTTGGTCGACGTGGCTAGGGTCGACATGTCAACGCTGTCCGGGAAGTCCCATGTATCGGTGTTCCTGAATCCGTACATGAATGGAAAATCCGAATCCACGGATGCCGGCAACTTTCCCGAGACGTTGCCCATACCGACAATCGGATAGTCACCAACCGTGTTGTAGTTCAGCAGGAGCGACGCGAGACAGTAGTATTCGCCGGTCTTCACTTCGATCTGGTTTCCGATGTGCTCACGAATCTCGGTCGGAGTCCGTGTTGCTTTGTCGACCAGGTTCTTGGTTTTACCGGCAAGCTTGAGCCTGCCACCGGCAACGGATCTATCGACTGTGAATGCGGCCAAGGCGAATGCGGCGGTAGTGTCCATCTTGCCGAATATTGCTGTGATGGAGTCGTAGACGTCGTTGCGCTTGGCTCTGATCAGACAGTATTCGATGGTCCCGACTTGGAACGGGTCCAATGTCACGCTCATGCGGGGCATCGTTGTTTCGGTTGCGCCGTTGGTTGAGTTCCAGGTCTGTTCAAGACCACCGAACAGGCTGGTCCGCGCTTGGTCGGCGGCTTCCAGAGTGTAGGGGCTAAACTCCATCCTCTATACGCCTCTCAATACTTTCGGGCAGCGGGGGCGCCTTCACCTTCCTATCCGTGAGCAACGCGAGTAAGGCCCTGATAAATAGGATGGCTTCGCGCAACTCGAATCGCGAACGTGCTAGCGAGTCTTCACGGTCTGATAGGTTTCGCTTCAACTCTGCAATGTCGCGCTTGGCTGCATCGAGTTCGTCACGCAATGGCTTGATCAGTAGTTCTGCCTGCGTCTTGACGAATGCCTGCCAATCGGCACTTTTGTTCGACTCGTGCTGTGATCGGCGCGCATACCATGCCGCGACCAGTGCGCCCAGTCCTGCGAGGATTGCGGCTATGTTGTCGGTGATTGCGTTCACCAATCGCCCCTTACGCAGTCGGCACGCAGGTGACTGAAAGTGTCGCGTGCTCTGTGTATGTCAACCATGCGTCCCAGAATCCTTCGACCTTTACGGCGTGAACGTAGAACGTCGCCTCTACGCCGGCCGCAATCTTGCCGATGCTCTTTGACGGGTCTACAGGCTCGTTACCCCCGAACTCCGTGCAGACCATCACCGGATGTGCAACACCGTTGAGTCCACTCGTCAGCAACATGCCCATGCCGTAGCCGACCTGCAAGCCGGTATCCGGGTTGCCGTGACGGACCTCGATGTCGACGCGAGTTGATGCCCCGCCCCGGACACGTACGCGGCCGGCCACCGATGGGCGCCACGCGAAAGTCTGTGCAGGGATGGTGATTTGAGCAATCTGCACGCGTGTAGTGGTGCTGCCGACAGTCACGTTGGCCGCGGCGAACACGTTGGGCTGAATCGTGTACATCGGCAAGCCCAGATTCGGGCCAGTCGTATAGGTCCCATCAGCACGGCGGATGATCGCGTCGCCGGGTTGTACGCCGGCCGCGGGGGCGAAGTCGGATGCGGATGCGATCGACGCGGCCGGCCCCGTGTCGCCCTTGTCCCCCTTCGCGCCCCGGTCGCCTTGCTTGGATACGACGTTGAGCTGATAGGCGCCGGGGCTTACCTGCACGATGGAGCCGCCCGGGTTCGGACCGGAACTGAATGTGCCACCGGTCAGGGTCGGCATGGGGCCGGCGTCGCCCTTGGCGCCAATCCAGTTGTCTCGCTTGAGAAGGCTTGTGCCGTTCCAGATCCAGCCGGCGCTAGACCCGCTCACGCCCCACCAATGCCCGATCTCGGAATTGGTCAGATGTTCCGCGATCGGGATCAAATCCGCTTCGGTCGCGACGCTGCCGCGGTAGACCGGCGCCGGCCCTGGTTCGCCCTGGTCGCCCTTGTCCCCCTTGTACGCGGGGATGTTGACCGTCACCGCGTCATCGAGATATTCGAGGATGGCTTTACCGCTGTCCCTCACGTTCCACAGGTCTTTGAAATTGAAGATGATGCGTGCGGTTCGTTCCAGCGTGTACATACAGGCCCCTCGTATCTCGATTCAGCGGCAACGGGTCAACATGGGTGGGTTACTGCCGCTCAGCGGCCAGGAACGGCAGGAACTCGGTCAGGAAGGAATTCACGCCAGGCAGCGCGAGAATCCGAGTCACCGCGGCGCACACCGCGATCACCTGAGCAACGGCCGGCGCCGTGTCGATTCCGCCCGCCACGGCAACGACCGGGATCAGCGAGACGAGTGCAACAACGACGGCAAAGACCGTGCGTACGGTGGCCTGCCACGGGTGCGCGACCTGGCTAGGGGTTACAAAATCGGGCATGGCTTCACTTTCCGTTCAGCAGGGCAAGCACCTGATCGAGCTTGCGGTTAACGTCGGCGACGGCGCCTTCGTTGCGGGCAACGCGGCCATCGAGCCACGAGAGCAGTTCCCAGGCCGGAAGTTTGGTGTTCGGGCCGTTGCTGCCATCGGCGCGCACGACCTCCCCACGCGCGTTGTACTGAGTGGGAATCATTTCGCTCCAAGACATTTCGTCATCTCCAATCACTAGATCCCAAGTCCGCGGGCCGATCAGCCCATCGGGAACCAAGCCATTCGCGCCCTGAATGGCGCGGGCCGTGTCTGCGGTTGCGTTGTCGTAGACGCCGGTACCTTCGACGCCGGCCGCGATCTGCCAGCGGCGCAACCCGTCAATCCATGCCTGAGGTTCGCCGGACCGACCGCTGATCGACTGTTCCGGCCCCTCATACGGGCCGTACCAATACCCATCGGGCAGCGGGAACGCGGACGCATCCCCCGGCCCGTCAACGATCTGGGCCGGCAGGTACCAAAAGTCATGGAACAGAGGGTTGTTCCAGTGCCGCGCGGACCCGCCGTAGAGAACTCCCGGGGTGCCGCGGGACTCGAACGCAATACCATCGAGCGTGCACGCGGTGTGTGAGTACTCACCGCCGCCGCCATGCTGGAAGCCGACTTTCAGAATCGCATCGGCCGGCACGTCCCAGGCGCCGGCCGCGGGAACCAGGTTCAACGGACGCGTGCCGTTGATACGCGCGACGCGCCATGTCTCGGTTGAGCCGTAACGCCGATATGGCGACAGACCTTGCAGCATCGCTGCCACCGCGGCCACCGCGCCCGAACAGTCGGTTGAAGCCCACGGGTCCGACGCGGAGAACGCACCGCCGTAGGCGTAGGGAAGTCCGTTCTTGCTCCGGCAGAATGCTTTTACCTCGTTCAGTTTCGCACGAGTAATGAGCATGATTTCACCATCAATTCACAGCTAGAATGTTCACAGCCTCGTTGAGGCTCTTAGCCAGCCGAAGGCCCTTGGCGCCGGGTTCCTCATCAACTTTGTCGTCTCCGATCACGGTGGACACCATCACGCGATCACTGCGTGTGTCCTCCACGGCTACCGAATGGACTCGGTCAAAGAAGATTTCGCCTTCGTCTTCCCACCCGCAGACCACGCCAACTTCGTAGTCCACGAATGCCAGGAACGGATATCCGTCCATCACTTGAAGTTTCGCCGATCGCTGCCCGCGTCCGTCGAACAAACCCTTATTGCCGGCTTGCACCGTTGCGAACGTATAGGCCGAACCCGAGTTAACGAATCCCTCAGGGAACCCGAGTGGCCCAAGCTCAGCCTTCGCTACCCAGTTCACGAAACGCTGAAAGGCCATGAAAACATCGTGGAATATTCCCGCGATCAACGTTCCTACCCCGTTGATCACAGTCAGCGACAACAGCGCAAAGATGATGTTGACGCCGATCTCCGCGGCCAGATCAATGAGTTTGTTCACCCACGTTGGCGACTTTCCACCCACAATGACGCTGTGGTACAGCGGATGTTTGACCGTAACCTCAGCGTCAGCAACGCCGCTGGAATCTTCCGACCAGATCACCCACGGGATTTCAGTTCGTCTCAGCAGTCCGTCCAGCGCTTCGGCCAACCCGGGAATCAGGAACCCGCCTAGGGATTGAATGAATCCGGCGATCATCTCGCCGATAGCGTCAGCCAGTCCGTCAAGGAACGTTCCCGTATTGATGATGCCGCCCGTCTTCGGTCGGTCGATGACTTGCACGATGTATTGCGGGCGCGTCAGATACAGGTCCGGATGTGGTTGCGGATCACCGGGTAGCCACAACGAGATATTAAGCTTGCAGTCCTCTTCCTCGAGCCACTGGGCAAACAGTTCGTCAAGGTTCGGCATCCGCGCCATGCCGACTTTCCACGGCGTAGTGTCCCGGAAAAGGTCGTAGGGCAGAAACGTGAACGGAAGCCCCAACCGCCATGCGTTCCGCGCCGCGTACCAGTAGATCAGTGTGCGCAGCGGCGCAATCATGATGTCCTGCGGGGGAAACTGAATCTCCGGAATCGAAAACGGTTGCGGGTAGGCAAGAATCGCGTGCCACCAGGCGTAATCATCTACCAGCGTCAGAGTGATCGTTTTGCGGCCCTTGATGCCCTTGCGGGTCGCCATGTCCACACGTCCCGACCAGCGCTTACCGTTGTAGGTCACCGTAATCGGGACCACCGTTCGATCTGCGGTCATGCACAGTTTCGCGAAAGGGTGATCACCGGGAATGGTGATCTCACCGCCGCCAACCTGATTCCAGACGAACTCAACTTGTGCTGAGGTGTAGTTGTTGATCTCGCCGAGCGCATTGAGATACTTGTCGTAGACGACTATTTCGAACTGTGCGCGTTCTCCGATAGGCGGGTCCGGGGTCAACATGTCGAACAACTGCGCCGCGGCGTCGATGTCCAACGGTCCCGGCTTGACGTGGTCAGGGTCGAACACGATGCCTAGCCGATCGTTGATCAATCGGTCATCGAGAGTTGCAGTGCTCACCAAGGCCCCCGATTCTTCGGCTCGATCCGGATCACAACCGACGAGTCTGCGTTGCCCTCGATGAAGCGAATACCCGACAGATCGAACAAGGTCCGCTTGGCAATCGGCTTCCGAAACCTGTTGGCGCCCATCGCACGAAACAAGTTCTCCTCAGGGTTCACCGCGATAATCGTTCGCTGGTCCGGATCGGTGTCCACCCGGAGAATCTGGCCGGCCTTCAACTTCGGCAACGTCACGATCCGCCCGTCACCGTCCGGGATCTGCAACACGCCAGGGCCTTTAACGATCAGCTTGCACCAGGCCGGCCGGTTGCCGCGATTGCGGATCTTGGGCGCCGGCTTGCCGTTGAGCCACAACACTTCCTCATCCATTCCCCGCCACCATGGATACTCAGCCACCACCGGAATCCGGTACAGCTGCGCACCACGTAGCGCAGGGTCCTTCGTATAGACGGCTTCCTCGACATCGTCCTTGCGGATGTCCAGCCACCAATAGCCGGAAAATTCGGTGATCACGTAGATACGGGAACGCTCCTCGAACACCAACGATTCGAAAAACGCATCGTTGACCGAGCGCCACCCAAGCATCTTGGTTTGCGAAACATGCACGGGTAGTTCGAATTTCCGCGGTTCGACCACCGCACCCAGCCAGGTAGCGCCTTCCTGTCGCGCGCCTTGGCGAAACAGGTTCGTTGTTGGAGGGTCGTAGATATTCGACCAACCCTCCAACAACAACACACCCTCATCACCATCGGTCATGTTCCAGACCGGGCCTTGTGCACCCGGCCCGCACAACACGACTTGCGCGCGGCCATTGCGAAACAATCGACTCATGACCAACACACCCCAAAACAATCAGCTCGTCAGACACGGACCCGGTAGCGCGTACGGCGCATGTTTTCTCGGCGCCTCATCTCTCGGTACGCGCCTTCGACATCCACTGCGTTGATGGTTGTCGGGGCCGACCCGATCACCCCTGCGAACAGGCTTTCAGCCATGCCGGCCCAGTTCTCTTTTGCGAATGCCTCGACCTTCGACAACGACGACTGCCCGAGCTGCGCCCACTTGTCCGACACAGGCGGCGCCGCATCCACCGGGGGCGCAGGGTTCGGAACCTGATGCGCTGCACGGTCTTGGCTTTCCGGGGTGTAGTTGATGTCCGGCTGTGTGGTCGGCTGACCGGACAGGGCACGCACCAACTCGTCAATCCTCGCGGCCCACTCCGGATTTAGAATCCACTCGTTCGCGCCGGTCCCGTTGTAGACAAGCGACGCACCAGGTTTGAGGACTCCGCCCTGGTCGCGAACAATGCTCGGTATCCAGTTGAGCGGGTTAGCCGCTTCGGCTACGCCCTTCACCTTGTCGTACAGACCCTCGATGCTGTCGGTGAGTCCATCTATGCGCGAACCGATTTCATCGCGCACAGCCGCACGCAGGCCCTCGAAAACCGCTCCCGGGAGTTCTTTCACCCCGGTACCGCCGAGCAGGGTATCTGCGCTTGAGCGGATCAGCTCCGCAAGCGGCGCCGTCAACCCGTCGTAGAGCTGTTGGGCCTTGCGAGCGATGAAGCCGCGCTGATCACCTGCACCCGTTGCGCCCGGCCCCGGATCGACAAACGCACCATCGACAAGGGGAAGGTGGAACTTCCACGGGAACTGTGAATCGGCGGCGCCGGCCGCGGAGCCTCCGTACTGGACATCACCGCCACCACCGCTTTCGATGTTGACGTTCGGCAAACCCTCGATGCCGGACAGGGTGCCCGCGGTGTGTCCACCGCCTAGCCCGCCCGGGTTGTCGTAGACACCGATCGACAGGCCGGCGCCAAGCCCCGGAACGAATCCGAGCGGTCCGCCAGCCGGGGTGAACGATGACGTTGCAAAATACCGCTGCCAGGGGTCCTTGCCCAGGATTTCAGCGGCAACGCTACCCATGAAGCCCGAGCAGTCGAACGAACTCCCGGGACCGGTCGGGCCGGCCCACTGGTACGGCTTTCCGTCCTGTGCTCGTGCGAAATCATGGCCGCGCTTGAACGCTACCCATGCCGGATCATCGCGGGTGACCTCACCACCGCCGGCCATGGCGAACAGACCCTCAGGCGACGGGGCAGACCCACCCAACGCCGCAGCGTTGAACGCGGCCAGGTTCGAGACGCCGGCCGCTTGCACCGCGGGAACGCTGAGCACGAACTCACCCGGCATCAGATTTCTCAGAACCGAGTCTTTGCCGGCCTGCGCGCCGTCCTCCATCGGGATCAAGCCACCGCGGGCAAGCCCGGGAACGTCGGCCCAGTCCGGCAGACGGTTGGCTAGGAATGAATCAACTTGCTTCCACGCCTTGCCGATTCCACCGTTGATCACGGTGTTGATCACCCAGTTGACGGGTTCTCGCACAGCGTCTTTCAGGCCCTGCCAATGTTCCTTTGCCGCGGTCACGACTTCGCCGAAGAAATCGCGCACCTTGCCTAGGCTGTCCTTGAACCCAGGGAACACGCGATCGACCAAATCGGTTACGCCACTGCCTATTTCGGACGGTAAAGCTTTCCAGTTGGTGACTGCGCCGTTGGTGATCTGATCCAGCATTGCGCTTGCGACACCGCCGAACCCGTCGGACTTCAACAGCTCGAAGGCCGGCCGGATCTTGTTGTCCCATCCATCGGTAATGCTCCCGGTGAACTCGTCCCAGGTCTGGCCTACGGAAGTGCCCCAGCCGGACAGGGTTTCACCCCAGCTCGACAACCAGCTACCCGTGTCCTCAACGAAACCGCCGATAGCGTCCTTGGCTTCGCCTACCTTGTCCCCGATCAGGCCCCAACCCAGCGTTGCCGCGGCACCGGGGCCGGTCAGCTGAGCCGCGCCTAGGACTCGTTCGCCCGCGGATTTGTCGTCCCCGAACAGTTTTTCGATGCCCTGCGCGAACGGGGAACCGCCGATCTTGTCGAGCAGGCCGGATATCTTCTCGCCCCACTCGACCGCGGTCTTGATCGCCTCACTGATGCCGACTACAGCGTTCTTCACGTAGGTGAAGAAGTCTCGGATGGCCTGCTGTCCCTCCGGGGAACCCAGCCAGTCAGCGAGCTTTTGTACCTTGTCCTGCAATCCGTCTAGGAAGGTCTCGCCGGTCTCGTTCGATCCGACGAAAATGCTGGTGATCGACTTTCCGAGGTTCTTGAGAATGTCGAGAAACTTGCCGGCCTTCTCGATGCCGTCGCCTATGAACGTCTCCAGCGAGCCGTCTTCGCGCATCTGGTGAATCGTGTCCCGCCACGAACCCGCGGTGTCTGCGAAGTCCTTGCCGAGTCCCGGCAGGAACTTGGAGCCGACTACCGCGACATCCCAGAGGATGCCGCCCAACTCCCCCAGCCCATCGACCAGCCAACGCACGGCTTCCCGGGTGTTGTTGAAGATCGTTTCTAGATCAAGGCGGGCGCCTTCGGTGGACAGGAAGTCCAGCCCTCTGCGGATACCACCGTTGAGCACGTCGGCAATGCCGGTCAGGCCGGTTTGCAAGGTCGGTAGCTGAGCGTCGGCCAGGCGGGTGACCGAGTCACCCAGGCCGGCGAACCCGGCATCTTGGACACTGTTGCGCAGCCGCGACCAGTCATCACCGAGCGCGCGAACCTGCTTCACGAAGTCGCGGGCATTCGGCGACAGCGCTTCTAGCTTCTCCTGGTACTTGCGGGCCGCGTCCCCGCCAGCCTCGAACGCGTCGGCAACCGCCTGTTGCGCGTCGGCAATCTGTTGTGCCGCAGCAATATTCGCACGGGCAGCTTCCTTGACCGCATCACTCACCGCGGTTTCGGCGTCGGCCTGGCGCTCTTTGGCCTGAACAACGAGGTCTGATCCTTCGATGCCGGCCTTGTCGCTTGCGGCAAGTTCCTCGCGTAGATCCCCGTTGCGCTCCTGCGTCTCTTTGAGTCGCTGGATTGACTGCCGATACGCGAGGTCAGCCTCTCGCCGGTCTGTTGAGCTGGCACCGGACCCGAACGCGTTGACTTCGGCCAACCGGTCCCGTGCGCGGTCCACCGCAATCTGTGCCGATTCCTCATCCAGCGCCCCGCCCGTGACGGCCAGGTGCAAGTCCTGCATTTGCTCGGTTGCCGCTTTGCGGGCACGGGTAAGCGCGTCTTCGGCATCCTTGGCCGCGCGCTTGGCCGCGGTGATGCGCCGTTCACCTTGTTCTTGAGTTTGAGTTGCCGAGTCCACCGCGTTCGCAAGTTGACGTTGCGCCTGCGCTTGGGCCTTGGCGGCTTGCTCGCCGGCCTTGCCCGCCGCTTCGCTCTCGGCCCTGGCCGCTTGGAACGCTTCCCCGACTCCGCTGGTTGCAATCGCTACCGCTGCGCCGATGCCGGCGAACGCTGCGCCCGCGGCCGGCCCGAGCGCGGCCAAGGCAACCGCGGCGTGCGCCAACTGGCCGATCAGCGGCAGTATCGACACTGCGGCCAGCGCGCCAATCGCCACCGTCGCCAGGCCGGCAGGATTAGCCAGGCCGGCCAACGAGGTACCCAGGTTCTGTACGCCCTGGTTCGTGCCTCCCAGGCCCCCTAACGCACGCTGCAATGCCGCCATCTGGGCAAGTGCCGCGGCCAGATCGAGATTGACCGAGACATCCAAGTTGCGCCACTGCGCAGCAAACGCACGCATCCTCAGGTGCGCATTGATCATGTCGAGCCGCAACGTGGTGTCGATGTAGGTCCACGTCTGCTGAAACTCGCGCATCCTCAGGTGCGCGTTCTCCATGTCCAGGCGCCAGGTTGCATCGACGTAGCGGTCTGCCGAGTTCAACTGATTGCGAAGGGAATTCGCGTCAATGCGGACATCAACGTTGATCTTCGGACGGGTGATCTCAGCCCACGCACGCACGGTTTCGCGCGCCTTGGTCATGTCCGCGTCAAGACGAATCTTCGGCTCGAACCCTTTGAGCGCGTCGCGGATCTGATTCCGCAAGCTCGCCGCGTTGGGCTTGAGTTCGACTGTGTAAGTGAAGTTTTCATCTCGCAAGTCATTGCGAAGCTTGCGGAAGAACTTGCTTGCATCGGGAAGAATGGTTACTTCGGCCGAACCACCGTGATAGGTCGTAGCCACGCAACCACCCCCTTCTATGTCCTCACGCGACACCCAATCGCGACAATGCGTCATCCACCGCGGCATCATCGCGGCGCAACAGCTCGATTTCGAACGCGGTCACCGGAAGCGGTATGGGATTCATCGGTCCCGGCTTATTCCCGTGCACCGCAAGCAATGTCGCCTCTAGGCGCTTGATGTGGTTGATTAGAGTCACCAACAGTTTGGTGTCACGCGAATACCCGTGCGGGGTGATGGGCGCCGGCTTGTCGGCCGCGTCAGCGTCGTACTGGTCTGCCCAGATTTTCGCCAGGCTTTCGTCCATGGCCTGATCCGAGCGGTATTGCGACTCAGGCGGAAGCCTGCGCAGCAATCGCAGCAGTTGAGGCCATGGACGTACACCCCGAAAGAAATCGAGCAGATCGACGCTCAGATAGTGCTGTAGGTCGTACTCGATAGACTCACCGAACCGCCCGATCAGCCCGACAAGCCTTCGATACCCCCCGCGACATCACCGGCACCCTTACCCGGGACGGCCGGCATGATCGCCGCTTGCAGGTCAGCGAACAGCTTGGACAGCACAGCCGGCGGCTTGGTACTGACCGCGGCCCAGAACCGTTCAAAGTCGCTGTCAGACAGGAACAGTCCGAAGAACTCTTTCACCAGCTGGGTATCGGACTGCACTTCATCGAGGGTGTTGACGCGCTCGGTCAGCGCCAGCCGATCGGCAACGCTCTCAGGAATCGGAATCACAATCGGCGGGGTGAGCGGGATAACGAACGGCTCAGGGACCGTGTAGTCCGCCCCCAGCGCATCCCGACAGTACTGTTCCCACAGGTCCACACCCGGTGTGATCTGTTCCGGCATCATCAGCTCTTACCCTCGTTCCTAGCTACTGGTTTCGGTTCCGGCTTGGCATCGGGTGCAGCCTCAGACTTGAGCCGCCAACCCTGCGCCTGCAAATTCACGATCTCTACCGCCGAATCAGTGCGGTACTCCCGGCCCGCGGAGTTGATCAACGTCTTCATCACGCAGTCCAACCCATCTTGGTAAGCAGCGGCTTCCAGCCCGGCCCGCCGAAGGCCCACGCAATCGCGAACCCAAGCTGACTGTCCACCTTGGCTTTTCCGGTGAGCGGATAGGCCATCGCGCCTTCACGCGTGGCCTGCTGTGCACCGACTCCGGTGATCTGGAACCGCGGGGCAATCCGCCAGATGTAGATAGCGTGATCCCCTGCGCCGTCCACGCCCAGATGCAGATAGCGGTAGAACTTCGCGCCCGGGGTGGTCGGTTCCTTGATCCACAACTCACCGGTAGTCGGGTCCGGAATCGCGCTCGACAGATCCGCACCCGTGTACAGCTCAAGCGTCTTTTTCCGGGTCTCGTGCGGCGTCAGTTCGATGGTCGTATTGCGTGAAATGATGTCCTCACGCGAGGATTCCAGATCACCGAACGAGTCAATAGCCGATGTCTCGATTTCCGGCGTGTAGTTCGGTGCGCCCTCGACGGCCAACTTGCCCAGCGATTCGTAACCGGTTGGGAGCGTCTGCAACTCGGCAGTGGCACCCGCAGTGAACGCAGTTGGGACCGCAACCGAGTCAGCCGCGAGGAAGACAGCGCCCTTCAAGTGCTTGCGGATCAACTCGTTCTTGAAATCAGAGAGTGTTTCGAAAGTCGTTGCGACCAACGCAACCACCTACCAATCAGGTTGAAAGCTCCCGGAACGAGAGCACATACGAGGAAATGACCCGCCTGTCATCAGGGTCAATTTCGGGTATCTGTTGGTGACCGATCGCCGTTTGCGCGTTGTCGACCAGTACGCCGGCCACCGACGTTCCCGGGGAAGTCAGGATTGCCCTACGCGCCTGCTCGGCCAACGTCCACGCCTGCGCCCTGGTCGCGGCGAATGCCGCTACCTGCAACACCGGCCGATCGGTCACCCCGTCATCCGTGCCACCGACACGATTGACCTGATAGCACGGCAACGGCGTCTTCTCGTCAATCACGGTGTCCGCGTATGCAATCGGGTCCAAGAGTGCGACCACTACCGCTTCGCTGTCGGGCCACATCACAACTCACCCAACTGTTGCAGCGCATCCCGTAGGCCACGCTCAGCCGGGTTGCGCTTGGTGCCCCACTCACGAAATGCCGCATACGGGCTGTAGGCGTGGACTACCGACATGAGCCGATCTCGCCGCGCGCCACCGAGAGCCGTGAACACCCGGACTTCGCGGGCATTGCGGCCCGTCTTCCGCGTGAGCGAATCTCGATACAGCGCAACGACGATTTCGGCCCTGTCGACCAGAATCGAACGCAGGTGCGGGGAAGTCTTGAGATATGCCGCCAGGCCGGCCGAATCAGGCTTGAACCTCACCCCGTGACCTCCCGAACCCGCACGATCAGATTCGTCGGGCGGTTCGAGCGCGCGTACCGCTGGACGTTGGGCTTGCCCTTCACCCGGTAGCGCACTCCCTCGACCTCGAGCACATCGGTAGCCAGAACATCGGAACCAACCGGCGCGTACAGCCGGCCATCGGCGTAGTCCGCAGTGCGGAAGTCATCGCCCGCGGCCGGCCCGCCGTCCACGTCATCGGTAGGCCCGAATTCCATAAGACACGGGCCGATCTCGTGATCGACCAACGAACCACCGTCACCGAACTTGCCGCCCGGACCGCGCCGCCACACTGTCACCATCACACCGCGGGTGATGTTCACCAGAACCCCCCGAATCCGCACCGGTCCGCCAGCTGATCGCAAGCAGGCCAACCGTTTTGGAACCACCACGACGGGTCACCCCACTGCGGCCGGCGCGTCGCCAGGTATCCATCCGTCGCCGGCTTCATCTGCGCGGAAAGGTCCACGCCCAGATCACGCCATTCATCGGGCAGAATCGTGAGGAACCCAGCGGCTACGCGCGAATCCACGGTGTAGGAAAACGTTCCCGCCGATTCGGTTCGGTAGCCGTCCGGGTTACGCAGCACGCGGCACACCGACAGCGCTTGCACCATCACGACCGTTTCGGGGTCTAGCCGGCCCTTGGCGAGCAGATCAGCGAGATTCGGTATCCGAGCTAGGATTTTGCGCGCTACGCCTTCCACGAGGACGCCCGACAGGTTTCTTTCCGATTCGCTCAGCGGCCGGCCCATCCATTTCTGGACGTCGTCCGACGTCGCCAAACCCGGAGGTATTGTCACCATCGGTGATCAGCTCCCACCCCATCCAATCGAGCGCATCGCAGGAGATGACCCCACCCGTTTCGATGTTCCGATACCGCGGCATCACGCAACCGCATCGTCATAGGCCACAAAGGCTTTCACGTCCGGAATGACCCAGCCGAAAATTGCCTCGACCAAGTACGCTTCCATGTTGTTCTGCCACAGATTGACCAAGGTTCCGTTGTCGTCAATGGTCGCCTGATCCGACCGCGAGATAGTCAGTTCCTCGCTGAATCCGTATTTGAGCGAAGACCAGTCACCGCCGAAAGCGCGGACCTTGTTGTCGGTTCCGCCACCGACGTAGCGGCCCGATACCGTCTTTGCGTAGGCAGCGTCATAGCCCAGCAGGTTCGCAAACCCGTCCTTGAGGTTGACCGCATCCTGATAGATCGGCCGGCCCTGCACGTCGTGCGCGGTGCGAAGCTTCTGCTTGAGCCGCGGATCTGCGGCAAAGCCTGTGAAATCGCCGTATTCCCAGTTGTCTTCAACCAGGGCGTGACCGTTGGAAAGGTCGGTCGACAGGCCACCATCGGCCTTCGCCGTAGTTCCCAACTCCACGCGCTGAGTGGTCTGGTTGACGCACTCGACGCCGGCAATCGGGCCGGTCACCGCGTTGGTAGCGTGCAGAACCGCCAGGTCGAAAGCGCGGGTGATGGCACCGACCATGTCATCGGCAATGTTCTCCAGCACGCCCAGCGGGTTCGCGATTCGGGTTTCCTTGCTGAAATAGGTCAGCGCGGCAACCTTGATCGGCTTGATTGCCTTGGTGTTGTAGTCGGTTCGAGTGACAGGTTTCTTCTGTCCCTCACCGACCACGCCGGCCTGAACGTGGCCGGTCTGTACGGTCACCGCGCCACCGTGCAGCGGCATTGCCGTTTTGCCGGCCAGCCGGCGTACAACCGACTCGCCCTGCACACGTTTGATGATTTCGGTTGCGAGCGGCTTAGGGACCATGCCCTTTGCATCGAGGCCCGCGAAAGTTGTTGCGCCAACAGGAGGCATAACGTTCCTCTATTCGAATGAAGTGAGTTACTCAGCGCCCGCCGCGGTAAAGAACGCGTTGGCAAGATCCGCGCGTGAATCAGCCACCGGGGCCGCAGACTGCGCAGGATCAGGGGGCACTGAATCCGCGCCGCTGCCGAGCAGTGCCACCAGGGCATTCGCGCTAGCGGCGCGTTCGTCGTCGGTCTGACCGACAATCAAGGACGTAACCGAAACAGATTCGCCGGCTGCGTCTTTCACGGTCAGCGGTAACCCGCGGTCAATCGCGAGCTGAGTACGCGCCTTGTCAGCCTCCAGGGCCGTGCGCGTGGATTCCAGTTCGGCAATCTGCGTTTCGAACGCAGTCACCTGCGCGGTAGCCGCGGTCTGCGCGGCATCCAATGCCTGTTCGGCTTCGGTTGCGCGGGTTCGGTAGCCGGCCGATTCCTTACGGAGAGATTTGATTTCGTCGCGCGCCCAGTCCGGCAGATCGTCAAGGGTCTGTGCAGTGGGCACGCCTGTAGTCGGTTCGGGCATGTGAGCCTCCGGAGCTATCAAGAGTTGCCGGCCTCCAGGGCCGAAAGGTCATGCAGCCGAACGCAAGTCGGCCACAAGTGCGTCTGATCGCGCAGCGAGCAGACGACGAACAGCATTGATGCCGTTGGTATTTCGGTGTGTCTTGGTCGCTTCCCGATACAGCGCGTCCAAGCGTCGGGCGTCTTTCCAGCCCGGCCAGGTGTCGCGGTCGAAAACCGCCACCGCTATGCAGTCACAACCGGTGTGGTACTCCTCGCCTGTGGCGCCCTCGATGGCCGCTTCACGAGAGCTGTAGACCGCGCCGCGGCTAGCCAAGACGACACAGAACGCGCAGTTGTCGCGCCCGGTGAGCATCCGTGCCCACCCCTGCGCGCCGTCCTCGTCTTCGTCCTCGTCGGCCTGGTCCTCGTCGTCGTCCTCAGCCTCGTTGTCGCGGGCCTCGTCCTCGTAGTCGTCCTGGTCCTCGTCGGCCTCGTACTCATCGGCGGTGTCATCAGCGCGTTTGTCGGCCGGCTCGTCTCGAACCAGTTGCAGCCGTGCAGGGTTGTCGGCCGGCGAAGCGCCCGCGTTGAACAGCTCTGCCGAGTCCCGCGGAACCGCTCGCGCGGCGTGTTCGGCGTGTTTGACAACCGTTGCAACCAAGGCGCTTTCGGGTTCATGCGGGTAGTTCTGCAAGACGTTGACAATCGCGCGATCGGTGTATGCCGGCTCGTAGGGCCGAATCTCCGGAATGATCGCGGCGCCCCGTCTACCTTGTGCTGCGCGCTGGGTACTCAGGAACTCCACCGCAGCCTCATACGACTGCCGGCGCGCCTCAACGATGTGCGGCGTGAGCAGATCGACCAGCGTTGCCCGTGCTTGCGGTGTCGGGTCCGCCAGGAACAACCGGACCAACGGACGCACCGCTAACCCCAGCGCCACCATGATTGCGTCCAACGCCAGCCGATAGGCACCCGGCGTCATAGGCCAACCGCCGAAAGGGTTGGGTCCATGCGCAATTCAGCGGCACGGCGCCGTTGCTCGGCCGAGAACCCCATCATTTCCAGGGCCATGTCCACCGGCAGAATGCCGGCCTGTACGAGCTTGGTTGCGGCATCGGCCTTGGACGCGAGCGTTGGGGTTGCCGGGTCACGCCACACCGTTTCCAGCCGTTCACCGCCCGATACGCCGGCCAGCCGCATAGCAACCCTCATCGTGCGTTCCCAACTCGCACCGAAGGCCCGCTGTTTGCGTTCGGCCCGCTTGATGAGCCGCGCCTCAGATGCGGTGATCGCTTCGGCACTTGGCGGGTTGTCTGTGGTCAGCCCAAGGAACGCGGCCGGCAGGCCCGACAGCGAAGACACCAGGCGCGCATAGAGGTTGACCACCTCCACGAAATTTCTGAGGTCCGCGCCGGCGAACTGGCCGGCCTTGGCGTTCGGGTTGGATATCGCCAGGACATGACCGATATAGGCTTGCCAGCGCGGGACGATATTGCCGTCCCGGTCTACGAAGTCCGTCCCGCTTGCGCCCATCACCCATTTGCCGGGAATCGACACCAACTCTTGCGAGATTTGCAGGTTGGTCAGCGTTCGTGAGCACGCATCGGTCAAAACCATGGCATCGGTCATCTCGGATTCACCCTCGCGAGCGTCGATCAACCCGCGATTGACGAACGGCGTAACGGGCACCATGCCTAGCCTGTGGTTCACGGTCTTGTGACGCAGCCAGCCGCCAGTACCCCGCTTGAAATACTCCGTGGTGTTCGGCGTGTAGTGCGCGCCGGCATCGACATCGTCAACATCGGTGTAGTGGCGCAGCGCCTCGAGAGGTTCCCCGGTGAGCGGGTCAAGGTGCATCGCCATGCCCTTAGCCGAATGCACCGTAATCGCAGGGTCATTGCCCGTAACCGGGTTACCTACGATGGAGAACGCGCGCCCCTGAATCAAGGTTTCCGTATGGAGCAACGAGGATTCGTTGTCCATGTCGCGGGCCTGCCACCACCCCCACAACCGCTGATCCGTCGTGTCGGAACCAGCAAGCCGGAACCCCTCAACGTCTAGCCGCTCCTCAAGGCTTTCGATGACCAGGCGCGGCCAGTTCACGACGATTTCCAACACCCGCACTTCGGGCGGAAGGGTCACGCCCAGCGCGGCCAGTCGCTTGCAGCCCTGGTGGTATGCCTTGAGCTTGTCGCGATCCTTGTTGAACTTGTAAACGTCTCGTATTAGCGTTTCGTAACTCACAGCACCAACACCTTTGTATCCCCGAGCATTCGACCCGATTCGATAACGCGGGCGCGTGCCATATCAGCGAGCAGCATTCCGGCGTAGCCATCGACCTTCCGCAACGATTCGCGGTGCTCTTTGCCGAACGAAACGCCATAGGCATTCAGCCGGCGCCGCGTATTGAGCACATGACGCCGAAAGACCAGATGCCCCGATTGTTTGACCACACCGTCAGCGATAGCCGCGACAAGACGTTCATTCGCGCGTGTGGACTCTTTCAGCCCGCCGCGCATGTCCCACCCAACCGCCGAATGCGGGGATGCCTTGACTACCACGTCATCTCGGAAGTCTTCCGACCACTTGTCGACGTAGGATTCCCACAAGGGCACATCGGCGAAGTAAGCGACCACCCGATAGGTCGACTTCGCCCACTGCACAACGTCATCGACTTCAAGCCTGTCGATCTCGTCCCGGAAGCCTTCGCCCTTCTCCCAGATGCGGATGGGCTCGAAATACCGATCCGACACCCGGCAGGCGATCAAAACCGTTGCGTCGTCAGACTTTCCGCCATCGAAACCTAGAGTGATCTCGTCACCAGGCTTCAACCGGTCATCTGTCTTGCACCCGTCCCACTCGGCCGGCGCAACCAACGCATCAGCCGCGGCCACAACCTGATTGAGGTAGAACCGCCGCGATTCCTCCGGAGTCGTTACCCCGTCTAGGATTTCCTGAACGAGTCGATCCACGTCCAACCAGAGCGAATCACCGCGCGCAGCAATGAGGCCCGCACGCAGCGAATCAGGGCACTTTAGGTCAACGTCCCCGGGCGCTTCGGTTGCGTCGTAGTAGACGCCGGTATCGACCGCCAATCCATCCCGAACACGTTGAAATGCTTCATAATCCGACTCACCTACCGACTCAAGCCCCGGCAAGTGCGCGTTCTGAATCGCCATCGACCGCGCGCTACCGTCACGACTCTTGCCCAGATTGCGACGGATCACCGCGGCCATCTGCACGCCGTTGTTCGTGCGTAACCATCCCTGCGTCTCGTTCAGCACAACGAAACTCGGCCGGCCACCCTCAAGAGCGAGCGGCGAACTGGTCACCGCTTCGATTCGGCCACCATCGAAGTAGATGATTTCCTTACCCGGGTCAACCTTGAACTTCGCCCGAGTGGCCTTGCTCAACATCGGCGCAAGCAACGTCATCGTGTTGCGCGTCTGGTCTTTCGACACCGCGGCAATCTGAATCCACGCCGCGGGGTGACGCTTGCCGATCGGGAATCCAAGTGGATGCCAACGATCGAATCGGCATGGTCCTAACGACTCGAACCACACGATTGCCGCGGTGAACGGGTCCTTACCTCAACCCCAGCCCTTCATCCGGCGCAATACTCCGCGCCGGTAGCGGAAACGTCCCGTGTCGTCAAGTTCGTACCAACGCAACAAGATTCGTAGTTGTTCGCGTGTCAGCTCGAAGGGTTGGCCGGCATTCGGTCCGTCCGGCTGTAGCAGATTCTCGGTCATCCATTGCGCCGCAATCCAGCCGAGTGTCCGGTTTTCAGCCGGTACGTAGTCGTCAATCGTGCGCACTGCCGCTAGAGGGCTAGTCAAATCATCACCCCCTTTGCAGTCAGATCACATGAAACCCCCACGGCATCAGCCGTTTAGAGGACGATGGAGTCGTGCCCACCCCTCCTCAACCACCAGCGCCGCGCCGTAGACTGTCCCGGGTCACTGGATTGCGCCGCCCAACCCCAGAGCCAAGTCCGGAACCTGCGCCCCAGCCAGAGCCGCCCACCATTCGCCGGATTGGACGAGCAATCCACGCCATGCTGGTTTGGGATGGCTGGCTCAAGCTCGGAGCTGTAGTTGCAGCAGCTGGCGTCCTAGGCGGGTTGTGGTTCACCGCTGGGACTCTTGTAGTCACCAACAAGCAATACGGGATCACGGAAAGAACCGAAGTAACTAACCGTTTCGCACAAGCAATAACGCAGCTAGGAAACGAATCGGTTGATGTGCGATTGGGAGCCATTTATCAACTTGAACGCCTTACGATCGACTCTCCACGAGACAGGCAGGTCATATTTGAAACGATCAGCGCCTATATCCGCACCCATGCTCAACGACGGCCGGAATGCCGCCCCGACGATCAGAGCGAAGCTCGCCTTAAGAAGCCGCCTGAAGATGTGCAGTCCGCACTAACTGTGATCGGGCGCCGCAGCAAGGACAGCCTCGATAACATTGACCTCTCCAGAACATGTCTCGTCGGCGCCAAACTCATAGGCGCTAACCTCGACGGTCTAGTGGTCCGTGATGCCGATCTTAGTTACGCTGACCTGAGGGGCGCGTTCATGTATCGCTCAGAAATTTCGCGATCATCCTTGGATGGCGTAGTGTTTGGGAATGCCAATTTGCGTGCTGCCAGGATAACCAACAGTAGCATGGTACGCACGGTATTCACCAAGGCGGATCTGACTTACGCTTTTATTGACCGCGTTGATCTCAATGGGTCAGCTTTCGCGGACACGATCTTTCTTGGTGCCTCGATATTCAACTGTACACAACTGGCCGGTGCCCGATTGGAGCGCAATGAACTATCTCGAATAATCTTCGGTGATGTCTTGTACGGACCTTCCACTACATGGCCGAAAGACTTTAAACCACCACCACTTGGGCCTGGCTGTGAATACAGCTAGTCCGTACCCGCCCTTCGGTATCGGTCCATAATGGCAATCTTTTCGTCGCGCTCCGACACATCCGGTTCGCCACGCTCCAATTCCATGCGTGCGCGTCGACGGTCACCCTCAGCGATCAACAGGCGCTCAAACGTGCTGTAGATGGTTTGCAGCATCTGAGCCGAGCGACGATCGGCACTTTTGTAGGCGGATAGGTCGTCCATCAGGCTGTAGGCCAGAGCCCAATCCGATGCTTCGTAGAACTCTGATTGACCGGAAAATGTCAGCGCGTCCCACAGCCGCACCGCAATCGGGTGCCAATCCGGGTCGGCCGCAGGAATCTCGGCCATATGGCCAGCCGCTCCCCTCGTTAGGTTGGTCTTGTTTCTGCGCCTGCGCTGATCAGAGCGCTTCGGTACCGGTCCGGGCATCGCAACCCCTTTCCGATGCGGCAGGACATGAACAGGACAACTACATGCCCCGGGGAACGGCCCGCAAGCAGGCAGCGTCGTAGAAGTTCATGAGCTACCGAATGCGGGACTACGTAAAGGCAATGGGCGGCAACCCAGACGACTTGCGCGCCCAGCTCAAGCAAGCACACGCGCGGTTCGTCCTGCGCCGGCACGCGATCAATCGGGGCTACCGTCCGCGGGTATTGCCCCGTGGTGCGCGCTGGCTATCCGACCGCGACGGGTAGCCCTGGCCGGCCGGCGACAAGGACTGCTCGACACACCATTGCGTGATATCGAGCTGTCCTTGTCCGTTGCCGGTCTCGACCGTGAACGACACCAGGCCCAGCCAAACCCCATCGCGCGTACATACCCACGCGTGCAGCCGGCCAGGGACAGAGCCGGCCAAGTTCAGGCCGCCAGCCCTGATGCGCATCGGCAACTTGTTCGCGCCGAATCGTGCTGGTTGCGTCGGTATCGCCCGCCCCAAGTCGACCAGCACGGGCCGCGGAGGTTCCACCACACGCCGTAACGAGGGCTCAAACTGCTGCGGCCATTTTTCGAACATACTTGCGAATGATAGACGGTTCCGCTATCCGGCCGTGGTGCGACCGCGCTACGCAAGGCCCCTCACGAGGCATACCCCCACTCCCTCGGTCGGCGCCCCGCGACCCTGGAACCCGTACAGGCCCTGGAATGCTAAACGGAACGCTGGATCTCCGGCCCGGGGTGGGGGGTCACCCCCGGGGCCACGACTCACCGCCGACACACCGAGTCATCGCATGTACTTCGTTTGCAGGACGGCTGTTCTGCTGCCTCGTACCTATCCTTGCGATGTGAGGGATAACTGGTTCGACACGCTAGCCCTAATCGTGGGCATCATTGGCGTCTTGTACTCGCTATCACGCCCGCTGATCCTCTGGGTTGCGAGTCACGTGAATCTGCAAGTCGACATGATCCACTCACACACGTTGCTCGATCCCGAGATACCTGGCGATGCCGAAAAGATCTTGAATAACGCCATCAGGGATGCCGACCGTAGGCGTGAGAAATGAGCCCACCCGCTCCTTCGAATGGAGCTGCCGCCAACGAGCCTGCATCCCCGCCACGGAGGAGACGCGCGAAACCCAACCGCGACAAGCTCAATGCCGGTATCGGCGGTGCAGGTGGCGGCACTGCACTGGTGTCGATTGCCCAGCATCTCGGCGGCGTCGACACCTGGCCCGGATTGATCTTGACGTACAGTTCACCAGCCGTTGCCGTCATCTTCGGCGCCGTCGTAGTTCAGCTCACCTTGTTCGCCGAATGGACATGGGAATGGACTACCGTCAGGCGCGCACGTAAGACGCTCCGAAAGCTGCTCAAAGACCCCAACACCTCGGAAGACCATAAGGCGCACATTCGGGCTCAGCTTGAGCGGCTGGACAAGGTCATTGCAAGGAATCACGTCGACCGTGTTGAAGGGATCAAATAGACCGGGTCACGGCATCCAGTACTGGCCCCACGTGTAACCACATTGGCAATGCCGGATCACGTCATACAGCGGTAGTACGAGAGTCGGTGTCGACCTGCTCATCTCTGGTCGACCGACTACACCGCAGGCAGGGCACTGACACCATTCGGTGAACAGGTCTGCGCTCATGCCTTGATCCGTCCCGGATGTTGTTCGCGTGGCCTGTTCTTGCTGGCCGGCTTCCGTCGACACTGGACGTTCCACCACTGGTTGCACGGGGCACATGCGGCCCGCAGGTTGCTCGGATCATCAGACCCACGCCGAGATACCGGGATGATGTGGTCTACGTCGGTAGCGGCGTCCAAGCACCCGTTAGCCCTGATCTGGCAGCGGTGTTGATCCCTCGCCATGATCGACAGGCGAAGCGATGCCGGCAGACGGGTTCGAGGTTGTCTCGTGTGCCAGTTGTGCGCCATCAACACCCCCGAACTTGACTTGATCTACGGCTTGCATCGCGGTGAATCCGCGCAGGATCAGCGCCACGATTTCGCGTGCATCGGCTAGTCCGCAATCTTCGGTGTGCAGGGCCGACACAATCTCCGTGATGCGGCCGGCCGGGTCTAACGCGTTGGTGTCGATGACTCGAACGCCCCTGGCGTACAGCGACTCTGCTACCCGTGTGGGTTCTGGGAATTCGAATCGAATCGGTGGCATGGCTCCTCGTGAGGGAACCTCGATTACTCGCAGCACACTCGCGAGTTGTTGCACTTCGGGTGTGACCTCAGGCTGAGCCGTCATCCGGGCGAAGTTCTGCGGGTCGATCTGCGTCACTGCACACGCTCCCATGCGAGACCGTGACCTAACCGGCGATATACGTTCCCACCGAAGTCGGTTACGTGCGTCTCGGCTTCCTCCTGTGTGTCGAACTCGTGCACAGGCGGGCTGGCGTCAGGATCTATTGCGGCCCATTGCTTTTGGCCTGTCTTACCGGTCATGGCAAGCCGTAGGGCATCTAGCCGCGGGTCGGTCAGTGTCACCGGGATGTCCTCACGAGTTCGTTGATGCTTGCCGCGATCCATTCGCACGGCGTCAGGGATGTACCGGGTATGTGCTCCCGGATGTAGGGGTCTATGTGGCGCCGCGGGTAGCGGCTGAGTTCTCGGCCGGCTTCACGGACGCGTCTCCACTCGTCCAGTGCGGACAGCGGGCGCCGTTGGACGTTCTGCCATGCCTGTTCCCTGATGGTGCGGTCGATGCTTGCCAGCCACGTGCCAAGGTCCGGACTCATGAATCGGGTGAAGTCGGCAACCGACCTCAGAATTGAGTCGGGCGGCGCTGAGGTGATCGGGTCATCCGATGCGGCGAAGTAGTGAATCATCAGGCCCGCTCGGAACACTTCGCCGGCCAGGCCGTAGCCGCCAGGGTCTACGTTGCCGATGTAGCGGCGCCGTGGTCGGTGCGGGTCCGAAATCAGGTATGTCCGTTCAACTTTCGAGTGATCAGCACAATGGCCCGCGATGACTGCGCCTTGCGAGTAGCCCACGAGATACACCGGGCCGGGCGCACGGTCGATAGCGCCCAAAGCGGTTGCCGTGCCGCGGATCAGCGAATCATGGTAGGAAATCGGCCACCCGTAGGCGCCGGGGTAGTCGACGCTCACCCGGTCGATACCGCGGTCTAGCTTGTCGGCTACCGCGGAGAGCAGACCCAGACCATCAGGACGGCTAGAACGCGAACCGGTGCCCTCGACCATCACAACGGTAGCCATCGCGCTTCCCCGCTCTACGTAGACCGCAAGAAGCCCCCAGCACGTTGCCGGGGGCATTTATCTGTTTGTAGGTGCACAGGGAATCGAACCCTGAACCCGACGATTAAAAGTCGCCTGCTCTGCCAGTTGAGCTATGCACCTGTTGTTTGAATGCCGGCCGCGACTACCACCGTGCCCCGCACCACCGTTGGCAGGGAGTCCGCCAGCTCTCAAGCTCCGTGAGCCTGAGCCATCCTTGTTCGGCCTTTGTGTTCGCCGATAATCACCGGTGTAGAGGGTCCGCATAGTCGATATTGTCTGCCTACGCAGGTGGTCACGTTCACGCCTCGTACGTGCGTGGTGATCCGTTCGTTGATTGCTGACTTATGCGGCCCTCTAAGGTCCCGGAACAGGCAAGGGGAAACCTGTTCGGGTTTCTCTCTTGCACTACTTACAGAATATCAATCCGCTTATGCAAACCGTGTGGCCTGCTGCTTTGCGGATTTCATAGTTGCCGCGGCATCGAGGGTCGCTGCGAGGTATTGCCGATTCTTGCCGTAGCCGCGGTGCGTAACGAGTCCCTGTGTGCGCCAGCGCGATAGCGTTGCTTGCCCTTTGCGTACTCGTTTGCGTGCGGCGTGTTCTCGCACCCACACGGGCCGTTCAGGGTGCAGGTAGTCCGGTTCGAACTGCTGCCACATCGGTTATGCCGCTTCCTGATCCACCAGCGGCCACCGCCGCAGATGCGCGCCGCGTACCACGGTCATCTCTTGCAGCATGTCCAGCACCCAGGGGAAGCCTTCGATGGCGGACAGTCTTGCGGAGGTCCATCGTGCGAGCAGCTGCACCGCGCGTGTGTCGGTCGACCGGAACCCGCGTACTTCCCCGCCGATGCGACGGACACCGACCGGGGCCGGGGCGCCGGCATGGCCGGCCCAGCGTGCCAGGGTGGCTAGTTCCCGGTCTGCTGCGTCGATCGCTGCCAACTCGCAGGGCGCCGCGGAATCGGTGGATGTGCGCTTGATTTCCTGCGGTTGTCCCGGTCCGGGACGAACGCAGGCACGTAGCCAGCGGACTACCTCCGGGGTCTGGTCGATCAGTTCGGCCAGCCAGCGTGAATGTCCTTCGCACAGAACCGAACTCGGATGATGTACGGGTACGTCATGGCGAGTGTCGGAGACTCGTTCACCGCCGATCGCTTCGACTCTGACTGACCCGATGAAATAGATTTCGCCGGGTGCGCGCAGGCGCGTGTGTGGCATCCCGCAGAGGTTCACGACTGGTCCCCCTTGCCGGTCGGTGCGTAGCCGGATTTTTCGAGTAGCAGCACGAGGACATGCCGCGGAATCACATCCAGAATCAGCGGGGGCTTACCCGGTAGGGACCTTTTCACGGTGAGTATGCCGACCTCTGCGCCCGCTTCGGTCATCTGCTCGGCAAGCTCATCGAGCCACTGCGTAAACCGATAGTCCTTGGTGTGCTTGCACTGTTGGATCACCCGCGGCGCAATGTGGTTGTCTCCCGCGTCTCGTTCGTATCCTGCGCGGGTTCCCTTCGGTCGGAATCCGTCTGCGTCCCATCTGGCACGCTCCGCACGCTCGAACCGTTTGCCCTTCTCCGCCATACGATTAGCCATACTCACCCACCCCATACGCGATACCGGTCTATGTCGTGTTCGGCGCCCAGTAGTCGAGCACCAAACCCGGAACCTCCGCGACTACTCGCGCGGTCCAATGTTGATGCCAGGTAGCTGGCCGGTCTGAATCTGGTTCGGCCTTGCGGTAGTCCGCGTTTGTTCGGTAGGTGTGCAGAACCTTCGGCGCGTCGGGCAGGGTGAGACGAATTATTGTCGCTTCGACAAGTTCTTGAGTTTCGTCCGACAGAGATTCTACGAATGCCATTGCGTCATTTGGTACGTCGCTCTTGCCCGATTCCCACCGGTCGAACGTATTGCCGTTTGCCCCCAGGGTTTCGGCTAGCCAGTCGCGCGGAAGCCCCAGCATTTTCCGTAGGGCTGTGAATCGCGCCGCGCGGGTGGTGTCCGACATGCCGATAACGGTAACACGCAAGGTTGACAGATTCCGGGGCGCCGTTTACGTTGCTCGCAACGGGACCAGCGTTTAGGCATAGTCCCCAGACCCTCAGGGGCAAGTAGTGAGTGATGCAGAAATCACCGTGTTGATTCGTGATGCTGCCGAAGTCTTGCGCGATGAGATGAGACGAACGTGCAGCCGGCTTGCGGATGAGATTCTTGATCGACCGGCCTTCGGGTCGCCTGAGTGGTTCGAGCAGTGGCACGCGCGAGATACACCGGAGGGCCGGCGCCGGCTGGCTGATGAGCACTTGACCAAGATGCGGATCTACACCGCCGCGGGAGTCGACTGCACTGGTGACGCGATCAACGCACAAGCAATGGGCGCATCCAACGATGAGATGGCCGAAGTGTGCGGACTCACTTCTGATGCCGTGATCGCTAAGTGGGGCAAGTTCTTCGGTTGCTTGGGGGCCGCAGGTGCCTAAGCTCAGCGCACACCAAATCGCCACGCGCGGAACAGCGTTGATCGCCATCGGCGCATTCGTCCTCGACTTCGCCGGCCTCACTGCCCTTGCCCAGGATTCGGGTTACCCGTGGTGGCTGGCATGGATCTGGCCGGCCATCATTGACGGCCTGATCATCGTGAGTAACCGCGCCGTCGTCGCGCTCGAAGGCCGCCCGGGTAGCGCCTATGCGTGGTGCCTGTTCGCACTCGGCGCAACCATCTCCATTGGCGCCAACGCGGTGCACGCCCTTCCCCACGGAATCGTTGCCGCGTTCGTCGCTGCTGCCCCGCCGCTCGTACTGCTTGCAGTTACCGAGTTGTCTGTACGACTCGCGAAGCACGTCCCCAACGAGGTTGCGCCGGAAGCCGATTCGACCGCGAAGGAAACGAACGTACGCACCCTTGCTCAGACCTCGACCGTTCAGGAGGTTGCAGCCAGTCTGCTGCTGAGCGGGTTGACGGCCAAGGAAGCGGCACAACAGATGGGCGTCCAGCCGCGGCAGGTCAACGCGTGGGCACAAGCCGCCCTTGCCGCATAGGTCCGGCCGGCAAGCGACAGGCCCCCGAGAGTCCGTCACGGACTCCGGGGGCCTTCGTTCGTTCTGCTAGCGTGGATGTCGCAAAGGTTGCACGTGCTTGCGTGTAGCTAGAGCGGATTACCCGAAAAGGCCCCGAGCTCAATACATCTGAGCCCGGGGCCTTCGCGTGCACGCTGTCTACGCCTCGCGGTTGAACTCTCCGCGGTTGGCGCAAGCCAGAAACGCAGCCCAATCCCCACGAGTGAAAACCAACGCCGGACCGCCCGGATTCTTGGAGTCACGTACCCCGACCCTGCCCCCATCAAGGAACGCGACCTCGACGCACTGAGAACCGCTCTCGCTGTAACTGCTGGTCTTCCAGCGCGCCCCGGTCAGGTCGTCATCGTTCACCCTCAAAACCCCTAGCTACCTGCCTGAGCAGATCTCGCGTACTCGTTTCATCCAGTGCCGTGCTTCGGATGGCCTCCGACAACTCATAGTAACGACGCACTTCATCTTGCTTCTCGGTGTACAGGTCGCTCGCAAGCCGTCCTTCGACGTACACGACAGGCGGTTCCTTGCTGCCTTCACCGAAGTCCAGGATCACGAACGGACCATGCAGGAAGCCCCACGTCATGCCAGCCGAGTAAGGATGGACGCGCAACGTGATGTTCGGCTCTGTGCTCATGTCTGCCATGTGCTTGAGTTGCGTCGCCATCACCCGCGGCCCGCCCATGCTGCGGTGCAACGCCGATTCGTGCAACAACACCTCGATTGCAAGCGGGTTCACCCTGCGCGTAACGATGACCTGCCGATTCAATCGGATGTCGACCCGCCGCTCGATGTCGTCAGAACTGTCGTAGCCCGGAAACGCGCTGAACGTAGCGCGGGCGTAGTCCGCCGTCTGTAGCAAGCCGGGCACTTGCTCTTGATACGTGGTCAGGGTGCGGGCTGAACGCTCCATGCCGACGTACATATTGAATGCGTTGGAGAACAACCCGCCAATCGACGTGACTTCCGGGTTGCTCGCGGCCTGCTCTGCAAGGCCGATAGCCGCTTTGGTCTCTTCATCGTCCACCCCGTACAACTCACAGAGGGCGCGTACGTCTTGCTTACGCAGCTTCTGAGGGCGCCCAGTCTCCAGCCGTTGCAGAGCCGCCGAACTCAGCTGAACAGCCTCAGCCGCGACAGCCATCGTCATACCGGTCTCGTCCCGTCGCTCTCGCAGGAACCGCCCCAGCTGGCGACGCAACAGGGTTGGAGATTCATTTTCCGGCATCAGTACCCCTCGTTCTGAATGTGGACACGCTCAATTCTGAATGAATCATCCCGCCAGCCTGAGTGTGGTGATGGGGTTTTGAGGAAGTTGGTTTGAATCTTCAAAATCTCCTGTTCGTCGCTAGTCCGGGGTGGTGTGCTGGACAAACGCGCCCGGTAGGGACATGGCGATCGAAGTTCACCCGTCTTCCACTGCTCGGTTCAGGCTGGACGGCTGTAGAGGGCCGGGCGCGTGCACACTAGCCAACTCATTGACCAGGGGGTCAGATGATTTCGCCTGATGCGGTTGCAGATGAAGAACTGGAAGTGTGTCACCACCTGCGAACCGTGTGTGACTTGCCGGTACATGTCAACCCTGCCGGCCGGATTGCGGTAACGATCGGTTCCGCGATGCGCGGCTTGACCACGCCGAAGGCACTCGGCGAAGACATACGGGCTGTGCTCAAGGACTGGGATCTACTCGGCCCGGTGATCTGGCATCGGTCCGAGCGGTACACCTTCCTTGCTCGCTATTCGCCGGATGTCGAAAGCAACGGTGCGTTCTGCCGCGCCCTGTTGCGCACCAACTCTCAGTTGATCCCGGTCGGTGGAGTAGTAGCCCTGCCGTCGTTCGATCTTGATGACCTTGACGACACCGATATCCGCAAGTGGGTGCACCCGCCGCGGGACATGTTCCGGCCGAGCACGCAGACCCTTCTAGAGGCCCTGCTTGAATGCGAACCGCGGGTGAAGCCATGACCGGTTTCGGAGAGCGGCGTCAACGAGTGTTAGCGAAGGCGGGGCGGGCCGGGTATGGGCTGGTGTGTCAGCACTTGCCGCCGTATGACTGGGAGCTGATCACCGCTGGCGAGCATCGACCGGTCACGTCGGGCACGCTGGAAGAACTCGACGCGTGGCTAGACCGCGTCAAGCCTTTCCTTGGCGCCGATACTCGGCGGGCGCGATGACTGATCGCAAGTCCCCGCACCCAGAGCAACCGGACGTACACCTAGCGGTCACCCTGCGCGGTGAACAGCTCGACTTCGCCGCCTGTCTGACCTCCGCACTGAACTTCGTCAGGGACCATCAGCAGCGCCACTACTTAGATGACGTGACCGTAATCCCCGGAGGCACAACGGGTTTGCGTCGCCTTCCGGGTGAAGAACTGTACGAGGAACTGCAATGAGCGTACCCACCTACCACGGTGTACCAACAGCGCTCGGCTACCTCCGCCAGGATGTATCCGGGGACGGCCAAGCGTGGGATGAAGCCGGAATGCGCAGTCTTGCAAAGCGATTCGGCTACACACTCACACACACAATCGTAGTCGCGGCAGACACACCGGAACCCATCGAGGCACTTGCCAGCACCGCACGAAGGACCGGGGTCGATTGCGTCATCGTTCCCAGCACAGAGCATTTCGACGGCGAAAAGGTACCGACCACCCTCACGCGCCTGGTCGATGTCATCACCGTCCGGCCCGTGCACACCTATGAGCGCTGGACGCTGAGTCCGTCCTGTTGCCACGACACCGATAAGGGGCCTGCGTGATGAAAACTGTTGTCGTCACCTGTCGACGTTGGAGCACAACGTTTAACGGGTACGTCGTTGGCGTAATCGCTCTGATAATCCTGCACCGCATATACCGCGAGAACGCAGCACAGTATCCGAAACCCTCGCGTCCCGCGTCTGCCAGCGCGGAAGACAGCGACAGCACAGACCGACCGACCTTCTGAGCGTTGAAATCGCTTGCCCTAGTAACTAATTGGAAGGGATAGATACCCGTGCACCCCGATGAAGAAGTTGTTCGAGTCCTGGCGCCGGCCGACCCTGACAACCAAGACGCCGATGCTTGGCACGTCGTGACCTTGACCCGTCCACTCGGTAGCACCGATCCCGTGTGGCGACCACACGCCGCCTACGGACCGATGACGTTGGACACGGCAAACCAATTCCTGACCAGGCTCGGTGTGCAGGCCATCAGCGTTGCGCAGCGGTCCGACTTTCCGATTCTCGACCAGCTCCCGCGCGGGTAGCGGCACGGCGCCGTGTCTCCCGCTGAGTGCTCCTCTCGCAGTCCCGCGCAGCGAATCCCGGGCGTGCTGGGATGGTTGTATGTTGTCCGCGCACACGGGACACTGGGCTGTTCGGTTGGATGCAGGGCAGGGCGGTACCGATCACCGAAGGGAATGCGTATGGGGCACGTTGAAGATGACCAGTTGAGCATGGACCTTGGCGTGACTGCCGAGCAGTCCGCGTGGGGCGTGTGGGCCGATCCCGATCGACGCAAGGCGCAGGTGCGGAAGCTTCTGGTTCGTGCGGAGTTGCCGGCCGTGTTGCCTGCGGAACCGTGGGATTTCGAGTCCGATGAAGCGGCGCAGCTCAGCGATACGGTTGCCGAGCTGTTCCCGGACCTCGATGCGGTGAGCCGTCCTGAGAATGCCGACACCGCCGATCAGCTGGTGTGTCTCATCGGAGAGTTGTTCGTGCAGTATCTCGATGCGCGATGGCTCGACCTCACCGGGATGCCGAGCGGGTACAACGACTGTGACGACATCACGATCTACGACGGAATCAAGCCGGGAATCGCCTTCACCTTCCCCCAATGGACCACGTGCACAGCGGATCTGCTCGTGTGGTTCGTGGTCGAAAACGAGTTCGTCAACATTGTCGAGTTGGTGCATGTGGGGTTCTGGCGACTGCACAAGGACGACGTTCCATCGTTCGCCGAGATAGGGACGGGCTACTTTTCGGAGCACCCGCCCTTTCGTGAGTAGTCGATGATGTCTCGTCCGTAGGTTCGGGGGTGTGTCGGTATGCCTGATGACGGTTACAACAGTGATCGCAACGGGTTCGACAGCAACGAGCGCGGTCGGATCTTCGAGAACGGCACCGACCGATATTTCAAGGACCGTGAGAAGGGGTACGTTCGCGACTCCCGCACGTTCGAGCACGGCAACGAGAAGATCCAGTTCGACAAGGTCAAAGATGATCGCGGCGCTATCTCCAGTATCGAAGACAAGTCGGGCCGGATCGGTGGTCCGAAGGACGTCAAGCAGCTGGAGGTAGTGCGCGCTCTGCTGGCCAAGGGTGAAATCAGTCAGCATCTATTGCGTTCCGTCGCAGGCGAATCCATCTCGAAGCCGGCGCAGGAAATCATCAACGAGTTGGTTCGGGACTACCCGGACAGGTTCACACACGAGGTGATCCCTCGACATGTGGCCCGTGAGGTGTGGGCGCGCGGGCTGCAAAAGGAGACCGGCAAACAGCTCGAGTTGCCGGGTGTTGGGGAGAGAGCGCGGGAACAGAAGGCCAAGCAACGCGAGGAACGCGAAAAGCGGGCCAAGGCAGCGGAGTTGGCGCGCGCAGCCGCGGAGAAGTTCAAGAAGGCGCAACGGTTCCTGCAAGGTGTTACGCGTGGTCGCGCGGAGGCACCGAAGGTTGTCCGCGACCGCCAGGCCCAAGAGCAAGCCGAGCGGGCCAAGCAGCGGGAGAGCAAGGCACCAGAAACGGAGCGTGAGAGGGTCGCACGGGAGTCCGCCGCGGCAGTCTTGCGAGAGTTCCCGTTCCCCGTCCCGGGCGCTCAGGCTCCCGCACGGGAAGCCCCCGATGCGGCAACCGTCGACCGTGAAGCGGCGAAGGAACGCGAAGTACGCGAACGCGAAGCCGCAAGGAAACTCGAGGAAGTCAACAGGGCACGAGACGCCTACTTTCAGCAGAATCAGGCGAGGATGACCGAGCAGGAACGGCTGGGATGGTTGGGGCAGGGAGCTAGCCCGCTCGGTGCGGTATTGGAGCCACCCGCGCACGGGTCGGAGCGGCAACGCGGCGATCGGGGGCAGGGTCCGGACCTCACCCGCGACAAATCACGAGGACGTTGACATACGGCAACTGAGGGCACCCGCCTGGCCGGCCATCCCACACGGACCAGGCCCTCAGCTTCGTCACTGGGGCCTGAATCGTGTACGGGGAGACTCGACAAGTGAATACGGAGGGGCTCGACTGACCTCAATCGGAGCAATCATGGCGGCGGCCTGAGCTGCGGCGGTTCACCAAACTGCGGCGGTTCAGTGGGCGGCGATGGATTGCCGATTATCAAGATCGCGATGAACTCGCGTGTGTCCTTGCGACGGATCGGGTTTCGTGACCAGACCGCGGGATACAGCAGCCCGCAAGCAGCCAAGACGGGCACGAGAAGCGCCAGTGCATTAACCAGGGGGTTGGGTGAAGAAAGGCCGGCGCCAATAGGGACACCGGCAACACCCGCCAACCAGGCGCGTCGATTACTCAATCATGGGGCGTTTCCTGAGTTTGGGTGAGGATGTTCACGGACCCGCGGCAAAATTCACTGGCCTGCGGGTCACCGACCAGTGAAGCTATCCGGACCTAGCCAGCCTCCGGATCGCTGGCAATCAGTATGCCACGGTTGAAGGTTCGGGCAACGTGTACCGGGTAAGTTCTCGCCCTGGCAACGCGTAGCAACGGCAACTGATGGCACCCCGGCCGACCCTGCTCACAATCCGAACCATCCATGCAAACATGCCCCTAGCGTCATCGCTAGGGGCATGAATCACATCAGACGTTCCATTTGTCGGCGGGGCTTTCTCCGCTCGACCCGAACGAACCTGCGCCGTCGCTCTTGTCGATCGTCTGACCGCGACGCACCTTCCGCACCGTCATGCACACCGATTGACCTTCCCCGCCGTCGCGACGCTGGAACGTCTCGGTGTGCAACTCGCCCTCCACGTCAATGTTCTTCTTGAACCCGTAATCTTCACTGTCAGCGAGAAATTCGGCCAGATCACCCCACGCGGTAGCCTTCACGATCATTTCGTGTGTGGTCTCCCACTGGTTGGTTCGCTCATCCTTCTTGGACTTGTTGTAGACCATGTCCCAGTTGGCAACCGCGATACCGTTCGGCGTGAACCGCAACGTAATACCGTCTTGGGAGATGATGAACCCAGTACCCTCAGCGTGCAGCAACATAACCAATCCTCTTTCTCAGAAAGAACTTTCAACATCTGCGTAGTAATCAACATCGGGCATCCACGGCAGGATGATGGCGTGGTGCAGCTTGGACGGCCATGCGCGTTCCTCGCGTGAACCGCGCCAGGCGATCACGTCCACGCGTTCAGCGCGGGCCTTGCCCGGGTCATCGGTAGCCCGCGACAACCCGAACCCGTACTCAGGCCACCTGCGCCACAGCGAGGAACCGATAGGGCGCATGTTGCGCCGGCCCTGCACGTCGGTCGCGTTGCCGGCGTGCGCTTCGGTCAGCAACGCGAATCCGTGCCGATCCCTCAAACCATCGAGCACCCAAGCCAATTCGCGCGCCGGGCTCTCATCGTTGGGGTTCTCGTGATGGAGTTTGTACAGCGGCCCGAGCACAACCAGGTCCGGAGCTGTTGCGCTGATACAGCTTTCGAGCCATGACACATCGCGGGTGCTGAGCAGATCAATGCCGGCCGGCCTGATCTCGATGAACATTTGGTCGTTCCAGTCGACGCGGTCTGCCGAGCGAACCTCGCGGATCTCGTCAACCTTGTCGACCATCCACCGGAACCGCCGCCGCGATTGCGCCGCGGAGTTCTCGCAGTCGACCACCAGCACCCGAATCGTATGGGAGCCATCACCCAACAGATTCGCGGTGAACGGGTGCAGACTGCCGGCCATGCAGGTAGCAATCTGGCTGACCAACACCGACTTCCCCCCGCCTTCGGCGCCCGTGATCACCGCGCGTTCGCCGCGCTCCATCATCCCGGGCACCAACCAATCGTGAATGTCCGGCGTCGACAGGAACGCACCCATGCCCCGCGGCACGCGCTCTTGTATTGGCGCGGCGATACTTTCGGCCAAGTCGCAGAACCCGCGCAGTTCCGCAGTCATCGACCGCAGATCCTCCCGCGGGTCGAACGCAGCGTCTACGGTTTCTAGCCGCTGTAGCGCTCGCGTGAGGCCATGGACAACGGTCCGGGTACCGGCATGGCCTCGAATGGTTTCCGCGAGTGTGGCAGCGCTGTGAGGGCTCCACGCTTCCTGAACCAACCCGAGTAACCAATGTCCGGTAATCCGGGTGCCTTTGCCCTGCGCGGTCACCTGTCCCAGAACCGTTGTCGGATCTACCGGAATCCGGTCACGCATCATCTTCGACACCACCACCGCAAGATCCTGATGCAGCGGCGTATAGAAGTCCTCCGGGCTCACCGACTGGAATGCATCCCCGCAGATATCGGGGTGCATGATCGTGATGCCGAGCAAGCTTCGTTCGGCCCACACATCATGCGGGGGAAGCTGGACACTCATTCCTGCCACAGTTGCCCCGCAGTCTGGGGCGCTGACTTGGTGGCCGGCTCGATTTTCGTCAGCCAGTTGCGGAATTGAGCGTCCCAGTTGACGCGCTTGGTGCCGTTCGCTTCGGCCCAGTTCCGCATTTTATTGTGCTCGTGGTCGACCGCCTGAGTACTCAGGCCACGGTCACGGCCCAGGGCATAGTGAGCGTCTGTCGGGTGCCAGCTTAGCGGCAGGGGGTGACTAGTTGCCCGCGGTGCTTTGCCGCTGACCGGGCGCCGGCCGCGTGGCTTGGCGGGTGCGGTTCCCTGTTCCTCTGTTCCTCTGTTCCCCTGTTCCAAGGGCGAAGTTTGTTCGAGTGTTCGCCCCTCCCTCGCGAGTGTTTCTCGATTGCCGGTATCCCCGCAGGTAGGGACCGGGTATCTGGGTTTGGATGGCCGGTCGATCCGTTGGTGTCGACTCCAGCCCGTGACGTAGAGAAAATCGCGCCCGTCGACGCTGTATCGCGTGATGAGTTTGTCCGCGGCAAGACGTTCGAGCCCTCGTGCGACCCTCGCGAATGTTTCCGGTGCATCCCTCGACAGGTCATCGGCGAACAGGTCTGCCGCGATCACCGGCAACCTGTCCACGCCTACGCCGTTGTCATCGACATAGCTCCATAAGCCAACGAAGAGTAGACGGATTCCCCAATCGTCAATGTCTGAAATGTTTTTCGATCTCCAGAACTCTGGTTTCACGGTGCGGATTCGCACAGGCTCACCCCTCCCGCGGCATCGAGTACCTTGTGTTGGCCCCGGTACCACACGGGCTGATCGAAATCGGCGCCCATCTTGAGCAGATAGCCGCGCGTCTCGGCATCTAGCCGGTTGCCCTCAACTACTGCGTGACACAGATTGCACAGATGCAGCAAGTTGGCCGGCGAATTGATCTGCGGGTCACGGGTTCCGCCCATCTTCCGGGGCCGGCGGTGATGGATCTGTTGCCCTTCGGCCCACCCGCAAATTTCGCAGATCCCTGCGGACCGATCCCTGATCAGATCAATAGTTCTCTTGCTTGGTCCTGTCTTTCGCATTGTCCCCACCACGTTTCCGGCATGACCTACACCAATTGCCGACATCGCGCACGATGGTCCCGGGCGTATAGGGGTCATGCCTGCCCCGCAGCCGTCGACGACACCCGATGCAATTACCGACCAACCCCAGCCGCGCCCACTTCGCCGCGCGATGCTCACCCGGGCCGGTCTTGGTCTTCTCTTCCACGTACCGCAGCACTTTCCCGCCGCGGATCACCTCCGACTGCTCGACCACATCGGGAAGTTCACCGGTATCCAGAACCGCCGTCATGTCGATCGGCACCGACGAATCCCGTGTGCACTCCTCCATCACCGGACACCCCGAACACAGGTCCCGGGCTATCGCGTCGGCTTGTTCATCGGTCAGGCCGGCCACGGTCCGGCGAAGGTGATCCAGATCGAAAATGCGCGGATCACCACCCGCGCACTTCGCTCGACTCCTCCAGCTCACGAACTCCTCACAGTCTGCTGTCGGTCCGAAGATTCGCACTTCGTGTTTGCAGTGCCGATACCTCACGATCGGCCGACCGGACTTGATCGGCTGCGTACTTCAATGCCGCATCAGCGACCAGGAACACGCCGCGTTCCTGCTGCGTCGCCAGGAACGCAGCCGCCTCACGTTCAGACGCAGATGTCTTGCGGCCCTTGGCATCTTCGGCAGGGGCCGCAACCAGCGCGCGTTTGTGCGCGACGTTGTACGCCTCTTCGGCGCGAACCAGGTCCATGCGCAGCCGGTCCAACAAATCGGGATGCTCGCGAATGACGGCTTCGATCTCGACCAACCGAGCATTGATCGCCGGCAGCGAATCAAGCTCGGCCGGCCACCGGCCGGCCTTGACTCGGCCGGCCCCGCTTCCCCGGATAGAGGTGTTGCTCACGCGAGAACCCCCACCACGAACCAGAACCACAAACCCATCAACACCCACGCACCAACGGCCAGGAAGGCCGGCCAGGCGGGTGCCCTCAGTTGGCCGCTCATTTCGGCTGAGCCATCGTTTCGACTGCGGCCTTGAGCCGAGTCAACAGCGGTTCGTCTCGGCAATCACCGATCTTGCCCTTGCCGCCCAGCTCCCGGAACGCGCTCACAAGCTGGTCGCTCCCAATGCCGAACGACTCGCACTCGGCAAAGATGGATTCCCGCAGCACGCGCAGAGCATCGGCAACGTTGCCGCGCTCGGTGTAGTCCGCGTCCGCATCCGGGTCATCGGTCGGCAGGCTCAACACCTGCACGTACATGATGCGCTCCCCCACGGTCATTGCCTTGGCCGTGGCCTTGTCCGCGAAATCGGTTGCTTCGGTGGCAACTTCGACATCCAGATAGTCACCTTCGGCGCCCATCAATCGGTAGGTGATGGTCCCGGTTGCCTGCCCCTGCTTCTTCCCGCCCGCCGATGAGGTTTCGGCAAAAGTCAGGTCCGTCTTGATCGGCAGAACCAGCACACCGAACTCCGCGAGGAACGGCGCCACCGCGTTGACCACTGCGTCACGACCGCGGTAGCTGTAGTGCTGTTGGGTGTTCTTCTGATCCTTGCCGACCGAACCGACCGCGTTCTTGGCCGCAATCAGCGCCTCATGAATCTTCATGCACCAACCTCCCCGACATTCCTGTCCGCGTCGTGCACCGCGCCGGCCCACGTAGCACCGCCGTCCTGATCGACCTGCACCCCGATCAGCCACGCCGTTGCCGGGTGATCAGCGAAGCCGTATCGACTCATCACGTGCTCAATCCCGGTATCTCCCAACAGGTCCCAGCTGGCAACCACGCGGAGAGGAACACCCGCATTGATCGCGGCCTGTCCCACCAAACACGAACCACACCCCGCCTCGACATAGCGGCACTTGTAGCCGTCCCATTCGTCATCAAAAATCTTCGTGTAGACAAAGTCCGGGTTCTGCTCGGCCAACTTGCGCGTCTCACGAACCAACGCAACCGGGTCGATCGCCACCGCTTCGGCGTCGATCGTTTCCACCACAGGATCACTCACCATTACCCCCTCTTTCACACGCCGCGAGGCATGATCAGTTCGCGTAACTTCGAATCGTCACGCTTGAATTCCTTTTGCAGCTCGTCTATTTCGCGAGCAACCCGCGCGGCCCTGAGGCCAAGCAGTAGATCCAATTCGTAGAATCGGACCCGCGCACCTTCGGTCATGATCGGGAAGTGCACCAACAGACCGGTTGTCGAATCAAGGTCCGGATGCAACGGCGTCCGCACCCCTGTTTCTTGGTCGTAGACAACCGCCGTGCCGTAGCCGGCAACCTGCGTCGTCACACTCAGCGGGTAGCGCACATCCCACCGACCCGTTTTGAGGTCCGCGACCATGACCCGCCCATCCGGCAACCTCACCAGGTAATCCAGACTGCCGGCCCGCTGTAGCTCGTCGTGAACCACGAACAACTCTTGTTTCATGAACTCCAGCCGGGCCACCGCTGACTTGTATTCGGCCACTAGGGGTTTCAGGTGATGCTGAACTAGCCGCGGCTCGACTCCCTGATTGATCAGTTCGCCGAGTTTGTGAAACTCCGTACCCGCGGAACTGGCGACGTGTTGCCCTGCCGTTGTGCGGGCCTGCTCGACCGCGGCCTTGAGCCTGTCCTTTCCCGAGTGGCCCGATCCGTCGTCACCTCTGCCCCACGGGTCACCGTCGTACTCGTTGATCAGGGTTGCAATCTGACTGGCCGCTGCCTTGTCCAGTAGCACCCCGACCGCGGCCTGAGCCGCGGCCCAATCCACAAGGCCGGCCTTGGTATCCAGCGATGCTGAAATACTCGACATCCGCGCGTACGGAATCGCATCCGGCGAATACCACCAGCGCTTAGGCTTCCGCGTGCCGCGGTCTGTGCCAGTACGCCACTCGCCGGTTAGCGGGCCGGTGCCGGCAGGCATCACCCACGGCCGGCCCCAGTAGTCGCGCCGAACCTGATAGTCGGTCACTCGGCACCATCCGGCCCAGAGCACTCGGTCACTTCTCCGTTGGAAACCACAACCGACCACGAAAGCCGCGTATCCGACCACGCCCCGCCGCTATCGGCGTACTTCCACAGCCGCCAGTCGTCCGGCCGAATCCTGCGCATGATGAATCCGAGCGGATCTCTCACGCACACAACGTCTGTCGGCTCATCTTCATATGGCTCGAACGTCCGCATTTCACGGCCGGCGTTCTCAACGCGCGTTTGCGTCACGCTTCTTGCCCTTCCCCTTGATCCAAAGGTCTAGCTCGAACTCTTGGAACCGCCAGCTACCCCCGCGTCCGCCCCGCTGGACACCCCGCAGTTCGCCTGACCGTGCGGCGCGTTCCACTGTCTTCGGGTGATGGCGCGAATGCTCTGCGGCTTCCGCGGTTGTCATCCAACCCATTGCTTCACCTCACGATTTCCATACACCCCGCGCGCAAGATCGGCGCACCACGCTTCCTGCGTCGACCACACAACGGTCTTGACGTATTGCACACCTTCGTTTTCCACCACACCCACGCAGATACGTCCGCGGTGCACATTCGTTGTCCCCGGGTATTTGATGCTGGGTGATACAGACTCCGGGTTCGCGATACACTCGCGAACCTCGTCACCTTCCAACGTCATATCCAGGATGCGCCCCACCGCGTGAGGCGTGAACTTCACAGGCATTCCCCTGAATCGAAGTTCCCCCATTGCTTCACCTCCCCAATATGTTTCGATCCGCCCCGACCATTCGGGGCTCATTTGGGTATGACAAATCACGCTATGAATTTCTGAAAGAACATGCAGCGCGGCTGATTTGGCCACGCTTAAGACACCGCGCATCGGCGGTTACGAATCGTTGGATTCACCCCAGAGCGAGGGGCAGCGCCCTCCCCGGACTCGAACCGGGGCGTAGACCGTCAGGGCTAGCCGGCCACTAGGCGGAAGGACGTTGCCCTACCCGCCGCTTGGTCGACTTGATGGGCGCCAGCATCACAATCTCAGCAACCGGACGGCCCAACGTCAGGGCCACGCTGGCGATCAGCACCCCTGATGGTGCTTGGCCGCGCCGAACGCGCCGCAGAGTTTCGCGGCTCACTCCGAGGCCGGCCGCCAGCTCCGCTTCCGTCTCGTACCCTTCCTGGCCTTTCACGGTCTCCAACACTCCCCGGTTGAACGTGACCGTTGCCGCCCCGATTCTCATCCGCGTTGCCCCTCCGCTTCCCCTCGGCACCCCGTGGTTCCGATCTGGCCTCGAGCTAACCACCCGTTTCGCGTGGACGCAACGAGTTCGTCACACATAGATGTCACGTCAGCACCACGTTTTATTGCCTTTCCGCAGGTCGTTCCCAGTGGAAGTGTCGCTTGCGCACGACACACGAATGAGGCACACTCCCCCCAGTGACCACAGATGAGAGCGCGGGGGCGTCATGGTTCGACTGGTACAACGAGGTCTGCGGAGACCTCAGTACGCGCCGGGTCGGCATCGAACTGGGCCGTGACAGCGGATACGTAGAGCGCAACCTCAAGATCATTCCCCCCACGGTCGATGCGGTGCTATTGTTCGCACACGCGTTCGAACGAAACCCGGTTGAAGCTCTCATCAGGGCGGGGGTTCTCACGCCGGGTGAGGTGCTGAGTGCAGCGATGGCGCTGGACATGGACACGTCGTCCGTGCCTGAGTTGGTTGATCTCATCGGCTCGGCTACGGACACATTGCGCCTTCGCGTGCAAGCGCAAGAGAAACCCGGTGCGGGACAAGGGGACTCGGCTGTAACATCCGTCACTCCCGGAACGACTGACACGTCACAGAACCTGTCGGTCGGTTCGCGTAAGGATGGGGAGAACCGCCGCAAAGGGAGGGACAGGCGGAACACAGCCGAAGAGGTTAGAAGGGGATTCTTACGATGATTGGCACAACCATTGCCGTAGCGGCTACAGCCGTGGCCGGATATGGCGCACTAATCAGGCGCCGCAGATGGGCAAGTGACCCAAAAGGTCGGGCAATGACTGTCGCGCTTACGGCACTCAGCTTCTACACCGGTATCCACACAGTTCGGGATCTGTTCTCGTTCACTCATCCAATAGAATTGTCACTCGAATGGCTCGCGGAAGTTGCGGGCATTATGGGACTCTGCGGATTGTGCGTGCATGTGGCTTTAGCATGGCTTAAGTCGCTGTTCGTTATGCGCACCGTAGCCGTGGTGGTCACCCTCGCTTCTGGCGTGTTGATCGGAATGTCCGTTTCGGTCTACCTCGGTCTCAATTCATCTTCGGTCTATCTCAGTCCACGCGAATACACACACGGTGAACTATTCGCAACGCTGTATTGCCTGCTGGTCGTTACTGTCATCTTCACCACCGGAGTTGCAACCTTCATCACTGCCGCAGTCACTTACGCTCGCGCCGGCGCGAAGCGTATCCCCATCGCCATTTTCGGCATGGGCGCACTGCTCACTTCCACTGTTGGCGTCATGGGGTACGCCCGTCTGGAAGTCGGCTACCCCAAGTCCGATCCGGTCGCGTGGGCTATCACCGCCGCGGCTGTAGGACTCTACGGGCTTGCCGTGGTGACAAACCAACGCATCAAAGCAGACACCTACCAATACCAAGACTAAGGGCGTACACGCCTCAGCGCTGCGCCCAGAATCCTTCGGTTGTCGAGATGAACACGGGAAGGTTCATATTCGCAACCTTGGAACCTCACCAGAGGAACAATAGAATAGGAGGCCATTACATGGCATGGTCCGAGAAACTGCCATCAGGAAAGTACAGAGGAGGATACCGAGACGCCGCAGGGACCAAGCAGTACACCAAAGCGGCCATACACGGCACATTCGACACACCAGCAGCAGCCGAACGGTTCGCGGCAACACTCGAACACAAGGAACGCGACGGCGGGCGCAAACGACCATCCGACGCGAAAACCGCAACGATCGGAGACCTACTAGAGGGCTGGAAGAAATGGCGCGCAGTCGAAAAGAACACTGTCAGGGGCGCTGATTCACACTGGCGAAACCATGTCGGACCTCGATGGCGAGACGAAATCATTACCAATGTCACGGGTCCGGATATCCAAGTTTGGGTAAATGAGTTCGCCGGCAAAGGACTCTCCGCCCGTACAGCAAGCAACATGTACTTCCACCTGAGCAGTATGCTCAAGTATGCGGAGGCCAAGGGATACGTTGATCGAAATGAATGCAAGGGCGTAAAGCTCCCAGAGATTAACAAGCTGCGCCCTAAGTACTTGTCGGACGAGGCTCACAACGCCATTCACCAAACATTGCCACCGGTAGACCAGGAGATGCTAGACCTACTGGACGGAACCGGAACACGCATCGGTGAAGCAATGGGCGTTCATATCGAACACGTAGACCTGCGAGAAAGGTCCATTTCTCTCGAATGGTCGTACGATCCAAATCATCGAGAAATGAAGGAGTTGAAATCACATCAATGCCGCATCGTTCCAATAAGCGACAGACTAGCCAAGACTCTAGAAATCCGTATCGAGCGAATCGGATGGGGTGAGCCGTGCCAAACCATCAGCTACAAGAAACGAGAACGCGAGCTTGAATCCGGGATGCTCTGGCGCCAGCCAAACGGCGAACCGTTCTCATACGCTCCGTTCCGTAAGAGTCTGGACGCCAGCGCTCGAATCGCTTTCATCGGCAAGGGCAAACAAAGACGCAACGTCGGCAATGTGCATCCGCATCTGTGGCGCCATCGCTACGTCAAACGCCTCTTGTTGGCCGGGGTACCGATTGACGAGGTTTCGCGCCTGCTGGGGCACAGCTCCATAGAGGTCACCAAGAGTCACTACGGCGACCTTGCCCAGATGGCTTGGGGTGGCGTACGCGCCGCCCTGAACGCCGATCACAACGCCCCAGGGTTCTGCCCTCACTGCCTCCGCTCTGATCTCTCAGCAGCGGCATGA